TTGACCACATGAGTCACAGACTTGACTGCATCTTCAAAAAGCAAGCCATTGTCTTGCCGCCAATTGCCACTAATTCTACCCATTCCCGTGTGGGTTAATGTGGCCGGGCGGCCTAACATTCCTGAAGCAGCTTCTGAAGCCACATTGGCCCTAAACACAGGACGAAGATTACTTATAAAAACATCTGCACACCGCACGATGTCTTTCCAGTCTTCTCTTGACGTCGTTTCTTGCGGAAAACCCAGCAAAGAACACAGGCTGTGAGAATCAAAGTGGTTCACCAGACTAGGTGGAACACCACTTTGAAGAAGAGACTTCCAAGAAGACTCGGACAAGCGTACTGGGATGTCCACAGTGGGCAACGTGACTGGAGGGTTGTATTGAAAAGCCAGTCCATTACATGTGCGGCCCACCCGACCTCGCCTCTGTGCGGATGTCTGAGCCGACAGAGCAAAACGTCCCATTGCTCCATGATATTCCCACCCAGGAAAATGGATTTCATGAAGATCTGGAATGGTGACACCAACATCAATGACATTGGTGCACACGAAAATTTGACAACGCGGGTCAATGGTACGAGAGGTTTTGGATGAAAGAACCTGGCATTCCCTATTTGCAAGGGTGGCTACTGAATCAGCCATCTCAGGAGTGTCAACAATAATTGCCATCCTAGTCCTAGGGTGGCAGTTGGCTACCAGATCGCGGGCTTTTTGCATCCAGGCCGACAAGTACTCAACTTTGTTCAAGTTTACGATCCGGGAATCAACTGCCCAAATAGAAGCCACTGGCAGGTCTATGACGGTCTTAACTTTTGCCATAATTTTATCTGTTGGAGTGGCGGTTGTGTAGACCAGCCCAACAGGCAGAGAGTGCAAAATTTCTTTCACCAGCCGGTAAGCATCTTCTTCAATATGTGCCTCATCCAGCACAAAAAGAAAGTCTTTTGTGACTAAATGCATTCTGGCCAACAAGGACTCTGGAGTGATGTACCAGACCCGGGCGGATTCCTTGAAATCTTCCCCGAGGGTTCCAGCAGTGCAATCGAGACCGTATGTAGAAGTCATATAATCCCGTAAACCAACTGCAAGCAGGGACCTTGGCTCAACCACCACTACCTTTTGAAAACAAATGGCAGCATGGCAAGCCAAATGGTAAATAAGTCCAGTGGACTTGCCCGTGCCAGTAGGTGCGGTGATCAATAAAGGAGAATGGGCCTTAAAATCAACTGCAAACAGAGGGTCAAGTTCATTGTAGTTAGAAGGCACTGCCATCCAAATGGTTGACATAACCCAATTCCAGGCATAATCAAAAATGACTGAGAATTCGGGCAGATGGACACCCTTAACCAAAAGAAACCAATCGGGGACATGCACGATAAGCCCGAGCAGTGCGGCCACAAGGACTTTATCGAGAGCAGGGTCCACTCGTGGAAAATCCCGGTGCACATATCCATTTATCAAGAATTGCAAATTCGAAATGCGGCGAACTAGAAATTCGCCCATTCTGAAAGTTCCGA